GAGGGACGACCGGGCACCGGCGACGCAGGTTGCTGCTGGACCGACTGCTGCGCCGCGGGTTGCGCGGGCGGGTGATAGCCCGGTTGCGCCGCCAGCCCCATGTGCTGGGCATAGTCCCGATGGTCCGGCGTCACGGCACTGCGGATCTCGTTCTTGTCATCGCCGCTGGCATCCGTTCCGACGTCGATCCGGGCGAGGAATTCGATCCCGTCGAGATCCTTGAGCCCGTTGATCCGGCGCGCAGACTGCGCCTGCGGCGACTGGTCCTTGTCGGAAATCCCGCGCGCCGAATTCAGCATGCCGCGCACCAGGCTGCGGCCCATGTTCGCCCAGTCCGGCCCCTTGGGGCTGTAAAGCCCGATCAGGGTAAAGATCTTGCGCCGGGCATACTGGCCTTCGGTCACCGTGAACTCGCCGTTGAGATAGACTGCCCCGGTCGAGCCACGGGTGGCATAGCCACCTGTCCAGCCCTGCGACGGGTCGTCGAAACCGCCGGGGCGGATCGTCAGCCGCACCTTGGCCAGCGTGCCCTTGGGGATGAGGTTGGTGTTGGACTGGGCGTCGTTGAAGTCGTTCCAGGAACCCATGGGGTGTCTCCTCTGCGGATCAGGATTACGGATTGGGGTGATCGGCCGCGCCCTCAGCGGGCGGCGTAAAGGTCAGGCGCCTTGGCGCGGGCGTGCCGGGCGCACGAATCTTGTCCATCAGGCGGCCGAGATGCGGCTCTTCCACCGGGCCAAGGCGACCGGAACGGTCTTTGGCCGGGAAGCCCCATGGGTTGATGGTGTGGCAGACAAAGGCGCGGTAGGGATCACCGCCGTCGGCCTTCAGTTCGGCCATGGTGATCACTTCGTCGACGATCCCCGGCAGTTCGAGTCCGGTCTTCGATCCGTCGATCTGCGGCTGGAAGATGCGCCGGTTGAAGTCGTCGAACTTCTCGTCGAGGATTCCGACGAACCAGACGTTGCGTCCCCGGGTGTGCTGGAGGTGGGTCAGCCAGGCGATCATCTCACGGCCGTGCAAACCGTAGGCGCTGCGGACGTCAGGCTTGCCGGTCTTCTCCGACACCGCTTCCGGCTGGCCCTTGCACCATTGGAAGCAGAGCCGCCCGGCCACGGTGATCGAGTCGACGAAGACGGTGTCATAGCGATCGAGCGCAGAAGGATCGCCGAACTTCTGGCAGACGGCGGCATGATGCGCGGGGCTGTAGGGCTGCTCGTCCCGCAGGGCCGGATTGGGCCCGCCGATGAACACCGCGAAATCCCGACACTCCGCCCATGTGCGCGGCCGGATGCTGTCGCCCGGCCAGCCCTCGATGGCCAGATCGCCCGCCTCGAGGTCGATGAACAGCGTGCGGGCGGGGTCAAGCGTCCAGAGAAGGCTGGTCTTGCCGATGCCGGATTTGCCGAAGATGCAGCCCTTGATGCCGCGCGGCTCGGCCAGCCGCTGGTCGGCGGTGATGATGGGCAGGCTCACGCGCGATCCTCCTGCGGGAATAGGTCGATCTTCAGCGTGCCGGTCTTGACGGTGCGGGCGGGCTCGAAGCCCTGGCGGATCGCCTCGGGCCAGGCGACATAGGCGCGCTCAGGCACCTTGAAGCTTATCTCGACATATTCGGCCGGATTTTCGCCTGCGGCGCGGATGCGCTCGACCATGGCCGCCAACTTCGCCTGGTCCCATTCGACCCGCTTCGGCAGGTCCGCGACCACGGTGAAATCGCCATCGACTAGGCGCACCGTCCCAGTGTCCTTGCCGCAGGCGCGGCGGGCCTCGGCGGCACGGGCAGCGTAGCGGACCTCGAGCGCGGTGGAAAACCTCGCGGTGACGGCCTTCATCTGCTTGGCGGCGGCGTCGATCTCGCGCTGCAGGGCGGCCAGAAGTTCAACAGGCAGCTGGGCGATCTCGCCAGCAGGCAGGTTGATCAGCTGTTCGATGCTGGGGGTGTTCTGCGGGAACGTCATGGGGGTCTCCGTGATGGGGGATAGGGTCAGGCGGCCTCGAGAAGGCGCATGGAAAGGGCAGGACCGGCTTGGCGGGGTCTGGCCCGGGCGATGGCGATGTAGGCGAACTGGTCGGGGCCGATCCGGGCCTGCACGAGGTGGACAAGGCCCTGCTCTGCGGCGCGCAGCGCGGCCGATGCCACCAGGCGCAAGGTGCGCTGCTGTTCAGCAGGAAGCTTCGAGATGACGGAGGTCGCGTCGACCGCGAGAAAGCCGCGATGGTAGACCAGCGTCTCGCCGGGTGCGGCCTGCGCGATCCAGGCGGAAAGCCCGACCTCGTCGAGCGCAGGTCCGGCAGCGCCGAAGATCGAAACGACGCCTGTGGCGCGGAGGATGGAATGCCGGGCCATCATGCCGCGCCCCGATCCGCAGTGCTGCGCCGCTGGCGGGCCTGCTCATAGGCCAGCACATCCTCGAGCCGGTAGACCACGCGGCCGCCGATCTTCAGGAAGGCCGGGCCCTCTCCGGTCCAGCGCCAGCGTTCAAGGGTGCGCGCCGAAATGCTCCAGCGTGCGGCAAGTTCGGTCTGGTTCAGGCAGGTTCTGGTCTGCATCGTCCTCTCCCGGTGTGTCGTTGGGAGGAAGATGCACGGCGCGATACGGGGATGTCGTCGGGATCAGAGTGGGATACGGCAGGGGATCAGCCGGACCGTTTCAATCATGGGGTGAATCGTGTGTCGGTGGGATCGCCATCCCCCTCCATCCCCCGGCGCATCCCTCTGAGGGGATACGGTGGGGCTGCGCTAAGCGTCCGACTCAGCCGCCTGCGAGCCGATAGGCCCCGCGGCCGTTCGACTCGATGAGCAGCGGCCAGTCCTTCTTGGACTTGAAGACGTCAGCCATCTTGAGGCTGCGCGACCCGGCCTGTGAGAGCACCGCCTTGCCGCTTTGCCACGGATCGCCCCGCTGGGTGGCCGCATGCAGGATCCGCAAGACCTGCGCCTGGATCGGACCGAGTCGGAACTCCCGGCCATTGCAGCGGACGCTCTGGTAGTCGGCAGATGCGTGAAACCCGCCAGCGGGCTTCAGGCCGGAGGCACCGCCAAAGCCTGTCGCTGCCTCGAAACGGTCGCGTTCTTCGCGCCTTAACACGAGATCCGGCTTGCGGATTTTCAGGCATTCGCGCGAACCGTAGAAGCAGGCATAGTCCGCCTTCGCTGTCCGGAACCGTGTGATGCTGACCTCGCCAAGGCGGAAGAGCTGGAAGACGTCCTGAACGTGCAGGTCCAGCAGCCCATTGAACAAGGACCGCTCGGTGGGGATCGAGAAGCAGCGGCCATCGTCGGTTTCCTCGAAGTCCCCGAACTCGATGGGCAGGTTCAGGATGCGGACCGACAGACGCAGCTGGTCGTTCTCGGCGAGATAGACCAGATCGACCTCGGGAATCGACCAGCGGGCGAGGATTTCCGGCAGGGTGAAATACGCCTTCTCGATCTCCATCCGGGCCCCCGATTCCCATGCAATCTGTTTGGCTTTTGTTCTAGCCGCTTGACGATCCCAATTCAATCCTGCCATATCCAACTCTATCCACAGCCCCTTGGGGAAAAGATGACCGAACATCACACCCTGGCCGACCGTCTGCGGGCACGCTCCGATCAGCTCGGCCTGGCACCGGCCCATGTTGCGGAGATGGCCGGGGTCAACCGCTCCTTCGTCTATGACATCCTGCGCGGACGCTCTTCGCGCCCAAGCATCGACCGTCTGGCCGACGTCGCCCGCGTGCTGAAAGTGGACCGCGAGTGGCTGATCCATGGGATCGGCGAGGTTGAGGGCCCCTCCCCCTTCACCGAGAACCCCGAAGATACCTTCGTGGCGATCGCGCATGCGACACCTCGCCCCGCCATGGGTGGCGGCGCGGTGGTGACCGAGGATGGCGACACGCCCGGCCGCGCCTACCACTTCCGCCAGTCGTGGATCCGCCAGAAGCTGAAGGCCAGCCCGTCACAGCTCCGGATCATGCATGTGGAAGGCGACAGCATGGTCCCCACGCTGCAGGACGGCGACGCCGTGCTGGTCGACATGACGCGCCAGTTCCCCAGCCCCCCCGGCATCTTCGTCCTC